GGGACGCGAGATACTGCGCGGCCTTGACGCGCAAGTCGTTCGCGGGAACAATCTTATCGTTTGGCGTGCCGTCCGCTTTCTTGATCGGTTGCGCGGCAACGATAGCGTCTGCGTTTTCCTGAATGTACTTGATTACCGTGGGCATAAATGCGGCAATCTCAAGCCACTGGCCGGGATAAGCGGAGATTGGAAACTGCCCATTGACGCCGTACAGTCCAACCGTTCCGCCCTTGACGGCCTTGTGTGTGTCATCTCCAGCGCGAGGAATGCTGTGCTTAACGGTGAGCTTGCTTGCTTTCGCGGTGGACTGCGCGGCAAGTTGCGCCTTGAGTGCATTGATCTGAGCTTCCATCTCTTGAACTGTCATGGTAATTCCATTCTGCGGGTCTACTACCGGGCGACCCGCTACCCAACACGTGATACCTTACAGGGTATCGGCTGTAATACAAGATACCTTTACTGCCGAACTGGTAACGCCTCTGTGCCGTCCAACAATTGCAACTATCGACTTATTCTAAAATCCTGTCAAGTGTCACGGTCTGTGCATAATGTGGATAACTCAGATAAGCGACTGAATCAATGCATCTTATATAGATCGAAAATTGTGCAAAACTTTGAATCGTTTGCTCATATACCATACAGTTTACACTTGCCCTGTTCATCTACTTGATTCTAAAGAATTTACGTCTAAAAAAGCGTGTTTTTCTAAAAAGTCGCTTTCGATTCTAGTACATTCGTGACTGCGCTTTGTTTTCAACAACATAACTAACTTAGGCAAGCACACTTTTCGCAACGATTGCATACAGGCTCACTGTACGCTGTGATTGGTGAGAGACTAGCGCCCTATCTACCCTATGATTACAGCTTACTTGTGTCTCTGATACCTATATGGTGTACTCTGAGTCTTATTGACTACTCTATATAGTACTACCACCCTTTTCCTTAGGGCAGTAGGGGCGGAAGCCCCCTTGACCACCTCATGCCAGCCAGTATTGACCAAGCATAATCACCCCTTTTTCTTCTTTATTGCTTGACATATTGACCCCACTGTGGTATAATGTACTTAGATCAAAAAGGGTTCCACCAACCCACTACCCTTTTTCCTCGATGCCGGGGAGTACTGACCAAAACGAGTGGTTCCATACGTGATACATCTGTGATACAAACACGAAGTACCTTGGCTTGAAGAGATAACTTGTGATACAAAGGTGATACATGATTGAAAGCGGATTAAAGTCGTTTAGGCTCCCTCAAGAGCTACTACAAAGGTTAGGGGTTAGGGCTAAGGAAGACAATACCTCTAGTAGTAAGATTATTGTTCAAGCAGTAACACAGTTCTTGGATGGGCCGAATGGTCCTAAAAGAGGTTCAGTTATATCCCCGGAACTTATTGAGTGGGGACACCAGATTTGCGACGACCTCTTAGAGGACATGAAGAAACTTCTTTCACCAGAACCGGCACTTTCAGCAAACGTTGAAACAGAAAAGACTGAAACTCCAGATATCCGGACTCAATCGTACTCTGTTATTACCGAGGAAGTTCCTTCTGAGGTCAAAGAAAAGGCTTCTAGGGGAGCCTGCAAAGAGTGTGGAGGAGTGAATAACTCCCATTTTAAATCATGCACAAAGAGGAAGAAATAATGTGTAGCGTATGTGGGACCAACAGGAATTATACCGAAAAGATCCTAAAAGAACTCCAAGATTGTATCGAGGTTAGTAAGAAGGAACAGGCTCGAAAGGATGAGTACAACTCTACTAGCGGGCCGATGGACTATGATTTTGATTGCTGCGACTATAGCTATTCCGTTCTAGAAAATACTATCTGGAGAGCATTGGCTTGGCTAAAGATTGTCCCGGAGGATAAATGAAGGATCACTGGATCAACGGGGTCTGCTCTTGTCCTTTTGATGGAGTTTGTTGTGAATGTAGGAAGCCCTGCAACGATCACGACCTTGTTGGGAATCAGACCGAATTGGGGTTTCCGGTATACTGGTGCTCAGATTGTATAAATAAACCTTGGGAGGAAGATAAACTTAATGCCGATTTATACATTTAAATGTGTAGAGTGTAACCACGAGTTCGAGAAGTTGGTTCCCAGGGGGCGAGAAGTCTATTGCCCGGAATGCGGAAACCATACAAAGATAATGTGGAGTGTTCCGAGTGCTCCTCAGTGGGGGCCGGGGGTTAGGAATTTCTGATGAGATCAATCCACAAACTAGACAGAACTCGTCAACTTTTAAAGCATAGCTTGGGGCAGTTCAAGGTTGGCGGGAAGTTTCCTTATCCTTGCTATAGGGTGGTGTTCTCTGTGTGTCGTCCCCCAAATAAAGATTCCAGAAAACGGATTACCGTACAGGAACAGAGGTTAGATCCTGCGTAGCTAAGTCCTTTGTTTCCGGATAACAGACTCTAGATATTACCGAGGAGGAATAAAGCACTTTATGGAAGACATTCGAAACGCAAAGCACTGGGTAGCCAACCCTCCCCCGGAACACGTACCTATCTATGTCCTAGACGTTAAGGATAATAGGGGGTGGCAACTTCTTTTCCCTGAGGAAATGCTAAACAAGCCTCCGGAGAATCTCTACTGGAAAACCGAGTCCTCCGTAGAGTCCCCAAGAAAAGAAGAATTTTACTGGATACTAAGTATCTCCGGATACGGGCAAGTAGTTTTCTACGGTAAAGAGTACGAAGCAGAAGAAGAACAAAGACTTTGGTGCCGGAGGGAGGGTCGTGTAATCCCTCTCCGGAAAGCAGATAAGGACAATCCCCTAGATAAGAAGAGAGTTCAAAACGAGATAGCAAACGTAATAGAAGATATCCGGGAAGGGATCAACGGGCTGTATCCTTTACCGGCAGAAGGGTGGGTATGAAACTAGACAAGAAAATTCTTAAACTAAAGAAGAAGATAGACAAACTTCAGAAGAAACTTACTCGTCTGGAGGGACAAAATATACTTTTCGATTCGGTAAACAAATACTACTCCGAGTCTTTTAGTAAACTTCTTTGGGACCAGATGCCTCTTCTACAGTGTAATATCTTTAAACCCCTCCCAGCGTTTCACGGAGGGAAGACTATTCAATTCTTTACATATAAGGCAGGAGAGTCCGATGGAACAGTGGAATAACGCTAATGAGGTTAATGGAATGCTTATGTTCCAGCCACCATCAGATGTTCAAAGGTTAAGAGAACTCTTTATTCAGATAAAAGATAAGTGGCCGGAGGACTATATTGAGGTTGAGGAGGCTATCCAACTCTTCGCCAAGTATGAAAAAGCCCTTATCCAAGAGAAAGACTCCTACCGGAAGCTGTATGAAGAGTCCTTCAAGTATTCCTGGCCTCAGCCTATTCTGATGAGTAAGGAACATTGTGACCCCGCCGCTCTGGTTGGAAATTGGATACCATACAACTGTGCGTATAATCTCACAAAGTCAACTAGTTCCTCGGAAAAGTGATGCCAAGTTCACAATCTAACCACACCCGAAGGCGTACAGTAACAGACAGGATATGTATTTACTGCAAGCATACTTGGCCATATAAGAAGGTCAAAAGGGTTAGATGCCCCAAGTGTAGGCTGAGTCAGAAGATAGAAAAAACCCAAAAAGAGGATATTCCGGAAACTGGAAATCTGTTTGATACCTCTATGGATTATCTAAGAAATAATTTCCTAAATCTGCTAAATAGTGCTTGACATAAGAAGACAACTGTGATATAATGTACTTATGATTAAAGAAGGCAGTTTTTCTGAAATAATCTTGGAGTCTTTGGAATCTTTCTCTCGGAAGAAGGCCCCTGAGCAGAACCTCCGCGAAATTAAAATAGGGCAGTATGTAGAATATGAGAATGCTACAGATTTTGAACTTTCTCTATTGGACCGTATAGAAAGTCTAGAAGAGCGAGTAAAGATGATAGAAGAGCATACAGAATCCCACAAAGAAAGCTTTAATGACTTTAACTAATGCTTGAAATAAATGAGCGGTACAGGGGTTTTAAAGAGAGTCCGAAGTACCAAAGACTGTTTTCTCAATGGAATACTAAGTATTTTGGGGGCCGTCTTCCTCCTACTTTGGTAGGAATAGCCCCCCTTTTGAGCATAAAAAACCTGGAAAAAGGGGCTTATGGGTATCAAGGCTGGCTAGATAACGGAACCCCGTACATAGTTTTGGACAAAGGAATAGCTAGATTTCACGTAATTTTGGCCTACCAAACCCTCCTACACGAACAAATACACTTGTTTTTACCCGAAACAAACAGAGGACATGGGGCGGCTTTTAAGGCTCAGATACGTAGAATAGCTGCTTTAGGTGCTCTTGATAGGTTGATTTAGGTAGTAGGTTACCAAAGATTTGTTAAAAAATCCCGTCGTTCCCGTCGCAACTCGCAAAATTGAGGGGTCGGTGTGGTATAATGGTATTAGAGTTAAAAATGGATAAGTTTGCTTCAACCCGACCGCGACCCAATACTCCACGAGAGTAGGGTCCGGGCTACGCCCGGTTTTCAGGGTGTAGCTCAGAGGCAGAGCAAGTGGTCTGGAGCCACGAGGTCGGAATTTCAAAATTTCCCGCCCTGACCATGTTTACGCAGAGAGTTGTCCTTCTAGAGCGGACTCACCCTTAAATGACAAGAACGCGTCTGCGAACTATTTATAGGAAGACAAGCCTCTCGAAGAAGCTCAAATCGTTTTCCGACCTCCCCGGAAAGGGTAATACCGGGGCATATTAAGTTCGGGGCTAGTGCTCCGAAATATGTGGACGTCGAGTCCACACTAACGTGGTCCCGCGATAAAGGGCGGATATAGGTAGACCTATCCGGTAGAGGGATCCGGACAAACCCCTCAATTCTTATTCCGGAAAATGGACAATGAAAGAGATATTTCTAAGCGTCCGTTACATGGTGTGCTGGGCCGGATGCGAAACCCCAGTAAAAGATAGAACCTTTGAAACCTTCCGAGAGTCTTTAGAATTTTACCGGAACAGCGTAAGTAACCCCGATTGTCGTATAGAAGAAGTTACTACCTGTACAAAAATTAAGCAGGTTCTTCCTGGCCCCATTATAGATTTCAGTAAGCAGTCGGCTACGTCCTTTTAGGATGGGCCTGAATCAGTGATATACAGCAGGGCTACCCGCCCACAAATTCAAATTGAAAAGGAATAACATCATGGCAGGTATCCTCACCGCGCAGTCTCTTAAGAACGTCCCCACCCAGACCGTTACCGTTAGCACCATCACTCCCCTCTTAGTTCCGGCTTTTGGCCTTTACTCCGGATACCCTTCTCCCGTTCTTCCCTCGGGATCTGGTTTCGTTCTGATCTCCGATCCAAGTGCCCAGTCTAATAACCCTACCGCGACTACCCCCACTTATACGAACTCTCTGATGGACGGCCAGCCTTTTGTTCTCCGTGCGGTTTTGGAAGTTGCAACGGCGGCTAGCTATACCTTTATTGGTAATATCTATCAGGTTCCTCAGACGACCTTGATTAATAACGCCTCCTCGACTCTTGGTTCCTCGACTCTGTCGAACGACCACAATATTGTCACGGGAGCTACCCTCACCCTTAATGGTAAGGGTCAATATGTTCTGGAAACCCAGCTTCTGTGGGACTCCGTCTCTGGCAAGCTGAACGGCGTGTTCGATACGATTACGGACGCTACCTATACGGGTCCGGCAGCTAATACTGCCCAGCTTACTAGCGTGGGTCCGAATGATCTGAACTTCCTGCTGGCCTTCACTTTCGGTACAGCCAATGCAGCCAACTCAGTTACAGTGAAAGAGTTCTCTCTGAATATCCTGTAATATATTAACCTAAACAAAATAGGGGCTTACAAACCATAGGCCCCTATCATAAGGAGCATCATGGTTTTTAATATCATATTTCTTATCGTAGTCATCTTTGGTCTGTTGTACTTAGATAGATATATGCTGTTGGAAGATGCGAAGAAACTCGAAGCAGAGGTTATCGCGGAGATCGAAAGAGCGGTCGCTAAAGCGGAAGCGGGCACTAAGACTAAGGTCGCTGCGGCCCTCGATAGGCTGAAAGCAAAGTTGTAAAACTAAGGAGGTACGGCAGTATGTTCTTTTTTAGGCCGCACCAAAGACTTTTATTTGCTATTAACCAACTAACCCAGGAGATAAAAAACATTATGAGTACAGTTCCCACAGGACTCGCGGCTTTGCAGAAGGCTATTGCAGACGATACAGCGGCAGTTACCGCTAATACGGCCATTACCCAGCAGGTTGTGGCAGCTTACGCGGCTTTGGCCACGCAGATTACCACGCTCCAGAGCCAGATTGCTGGTCTCGATACTGAGGACGCTAGTGTCCAGGCTGTTGCCGCTACCGCCGAAGACTTGGCGAATACGGTTGCTGCCAATACCGCCGCTATTTCTGCGGCCATTACCCCGGCGACCCCTACCACCTAATAACAGTTTGTGTGGGGGCGCGTAATTCACTGGCGGTTAGGGACTCCTCCTCCCCTTCGCGTGCAGAATTCCTACGGGAGCCGTTGCAGTGGCCCACACAATATATTCCGGGAAACGGAAAGTCTCTGCATTAACCACTGGAGACTTTCCGTGAGTCCTTTTTACCGACTATATAGGCATTTAGAGTTGTGGAGGGTGGATAAGGGGGACCCTACCAACTCTGAAGACTTTGATGAAGTGATTATATCTTGCCCCGCGTCAACCAACCGGGACGAGAACAAATCTTGGATAGAAGTATATGACGCAGTTCTTCGGGAAGAAGATCGTGTCGGTTATTTAGAACTAGAAAAGGAATAAAATGGCCGCAGCTACCGCATTTACAATAACAATAAATACAGTGGCCTCTGGGCCATTTTCCCTCTATAAAATCCTCAGTACCGGAGTAGCACCTTCTGGGACTACTCTTGGTGTAGGGGCCAATATTACTCCGTATACCGGAAAGCCTATTGCCTACGTTAGTTTTCAAAACGTGAGCGGCGGGACCCTTCTTCTTGGAGATAGCACTTTGACAGGCACTACCAATGTTGGTATTGCAATCCCTATAGGCGGTGTTCAGCAGATTATCCCTAGCCGAGGCGGAAACGCTTGGGCTAATTTTATTTATTTTAACGCGGATACTAACACCACGGTTATCAATATTACTGTATTTTACGCCTAAAATATTTTAAAGGATTTCAATGAAAAAGTTCGTGTATCTCCTAGCTTTCCTCTTTCCTGTGGTTTGTTTTTCTCAATACTTTTCTCCTTCTAATGTTACGGTTACCGGGGGCGTTCTTATTGTTGCTAGTGCACCTTCGGGGGCCTGCACGCAGGGCGTAGCAAACCAACAGGTGGTAACAACGGGAATCCAGTTTCACAGTGTCGTTGGCCTCTACGACGGGGCAGACTTGCTTTTACTACAACATTGTAGATTAGGTATACGAGACTATAATATAAGGTTAAGGAAAAATATGGCTACTAAGCATCCTGGGTTTAAATCCGTTCAAAACAAGATTCAAAAAGAAGGCTACAGCAAGGAGTCTGCTGGCGCGATTTTAGCGAATGCTAGTCGGAAATCCAGCCCCACTGCAAAAGCAAAAAATAAAAATCTCAAGAAGGTAAAGTAGGTATATTATGGCAGAGTCACACGCTGAGAAATCCCTGAAACCCAAGAGCAAGTCTAAAAAGAGTAAGAGCAAGAAGCATCGTATACGCGCTATGCACATCCAGCCCGCCGAGAATGGCGGCTTCGTGGCTACACACGACCACGAACCAGATGCTGATGATGAGACAGGTCAGACCCCTCCTTCAAGTATTCATGCTCTCGGAGATGTAGACCAGCTTCAGCAGCACATCCAAGATCATTTTGGTGGTGGTGGGGCACCGGCTGGTGGCGGAGAACCACAAGCCCAAGCTGCTCCGGCTGCGGGTCCCGGAGGTATGTAATGCCTTATAAATCTCAGGCTCAAGAGAAATTCTTCAACGCCAATAAAAAGAAACTTGAGAAACAAGGTGTCAATGTCAGCGAATTTAATGCTGCCAGCAAGGGCAAGAAGTTGCCCAAGAAAGTGAAGAGTAAATAATGGCTACTATGAAGAAACCTACTAAGACAGTCAAGCCCGCCCAGGTCAAAATCAAGATCAAGGGCGATGCTGCGAAGGTTACGTCCGCTCTGAAGAATATTGCAAAAAAGTAGTTGACAAATTGACTCCTGTGTGATATACTGTACTCAGGAGTCAAAAATGCCATCAGGATATTCATCTACTGGTAATGTCTTTGGAACAGATTTAAACCTTATAAGAAAAATTTGTGAGACCTGTAAGAAAGAAAAAACAGGGTTAGAATTTTATTCCAGAATTAATAAAAAAGTAAACGGAGATAACTTATATCTTATTGGAAGCTGTATCTCCTGTATTTGCGCTAAAACCAAGAACTCCAATCTTCGAAAACTTTTCAGACTAAAAGAGGGAGAACCTCTTCCTGAAGTTTCCGAAGGGTATAAAATCTGTCATACGTGTAAAACGGTAAAGAATTATGAGGATTTTACTAAAAGCCATAGATCGTCTGACGGAAGATGCCCTCGCTGTAGGAAGTGCTCTAAAGAAAGAAGACGACAAGAAGACACGGTACAGTCAAAACAATACCACAGAGATTGGCATCTAAGAAATTTCTATAAAATATCTCTAGAAGAGTACGAAAGAATATTGGTGTCTCAAGGAGGCAAATGCGCTCTTTGCTGTAGTCTTCCTGGGAAGAAACCTTTAAGGGTAGATCACGACCATTCTTGCTGTTCGGGAGAGAAAACCTGCGGAAGGTGTATAAGAGGTCTTCTTTGCGCTAACTGTAATCTTGCAATGGAAAGAATAGACTCAATCTCAAACTGGGCAGAGAAAGCTACTGAGTACTCCAAGGCCAAACTAAGTGACTCTAGATGACTTCTACGCTAAACATTCAGAAAATCCGGATTGGGATACAGTAGATGCAACAGACTTCTACAACCTCCTCGACGGAAAAAGAGAAGAGTTCGAAGCTCTCGCCTCTGAAGGTATTTTAAATCAACACTTTCTGTGGGACATAGTTAGACGTAGAACGATTACAGATTTATTTTTCATGGGAATGTTTTGTTGGGATTCGATGGCTGATGGTGGACTTGATGTTCCTCTATCAGAGAACATCATGGCGAATCCTGAGAACCATAAATATATAGTAGATCAGTTCGTTAAAAAAGACCCTTCGTTAAGTATAGCCAAGCAGAAGGGGTTCAAAACACGGCTTATATTATATCCTCGTGGTACCCAGAAGAGTTCTTGGAACTACCTGGACTTAGTACAGTGGGTTCTGTTAGACTATACAGTAAGAATCTTGGTGCTCACGGCTGCGGATGATATGGCCAGTGACACTGTGGATTTAATCAAGGGATATTTCCTTATAAGGGATACACCTAGCCTAATGGCCCTATTCTGGCCGGAACACTGTGTTTTAGAAAAAGATTCCGGAGCTTCTGGTTCTTTTACTACTCCAATGTGGGAGAAGAAACAGATCAAGCGTAAAGAGTCTACAATCATGGCTCGTGGTATTACCGCTACTATAAGCGGATATCACTTTGAAATAATGGCGGCAGATGACGCTGTATCAGATAGAAACTCTCTTACAGACGAACAGTGCAAGTCAGTAAAAAAGAGATATTATCTTACTCGTAAAACCCTTAGACCGTTTGCCTTTACTAATCTTGTAGGAACTCGGTATGGAGAAGACGACCTTTGGGGGGATGTGCTTTCTAAGACCCAGATAGGGGTTTTTAAAGAAGAAGACGTAAATCCTAATATAAAGATCATAACCAACCTAGAAAAAAGTACTTGTATTATGGTTGGGGCAGCAATGCGGGTTAAAGAAGACTGCGCAAGAGAGTTAGCTAAGTTTAATATAGCTCGTCGTGACTGGTACAGGAAGGCAGGCAGGGAAGGGGTTACCCTTCTCATGCCACAAAATCCTCACTTAAACTACGATAAGGAACTAAGTGAGTACGACGAAGACCCTGAAACATATGAAACCCAGCGGAACCAGAACGTCTTAAGTGCTGTAGCTTCTGTGTTTACAGAAGAACTTTTACTTAAGGCGATCATACACTGGAATGAACTCCCGGTGTTCGGTCAGAGGACTTGCACGTTCGATTTGAACGGGGGCAAGGGGAAAAAAGATAATGATTTCGTAGTGGGTAACTGCTGTTTGTGGGACGACAAAGGTGTAGGTTATATTATAGATTTGGTTAGGGATGTTTTTCCTAATCCTACTGCAATAGCTAAAGCAATCGTAACGTTTAGTGTAAAGCACCATCCGGACATCTTAAGTATAGAAGACGCTCCCGGTTCTAGGATGTTAGCCCCAACCATTGAGTCTGAGGCAGATAAGTATAGAAATCCTAAGAACGGGGAACCAGACCAATATGTACAAAGTCTGGTAAGGCGCATACACTGGAGTCCGCTAGATAATAAAGAAGACTCAAAGCGAAACAGAATTAACTCCCTTCAACCTCTTTTACTATACGGTCGTATGCGGTTCGTGAATTACTTGCCGTATATGGATATGTTGAAAACGGAGTTCATCCGTAAAATCACTCGCGGAAGTAAAAACGATATTCCAGATTCTATAAGTCTTCAGATTCCTTTTATGCCACAACCCCGATCTACTCCTCTTACCGAAGAAGATAAAACAAAACAAGAAGAGGAAAAGAAAAAGCGTCTACAAGAAGAACGCGATAGGGATGCTTGGAAAAGGATGTTCGAAGAAACCCAAAGTGTCTGGTACGGTAACGATACCCCTCCGCAGCAACAAGAATATTTAATAGACGAAAGTTTCAACCTTTCCCACGAGGAGGGATATGAGAATATCCTCGGAGCCGGTTTGATCGGCTAAAAGGAATAATATGTCTGGTGAAATCATCAAGCTCTCCGAAGACCTCATGCACCCTCGCAACTACGTAGCCCCTTCTAGGGATAACGCACAGACCGAAGGCTCTGGTAAGGGTAAGATTGCCACGCTCGGCAAGGACCAGATTTTTAACAACGACGCTCAGTCGTCTGACGGCCCAGGATCCCCTGGTGTGTGGGGAGGCGTATCCTACCCTGCTCCGACTTCGAGCGCAGAAGCAGGCACAAAGGAATCCACAGACTACTTCGTTGATCTCGGTACAGGTCAGTGGGGCTGTAAGATGGAAGGCCGTAAAGACGGCGTGAGTCCTCGGTAATTCCGGAAAACGGAACAATAGCACGATAACCTTTTGTACGTTACTGTGCAATTCCTGAGTTATATACAAAAAGACACGAATACTACAGCTTTTAGTATAAGGATTCCATGTCCCAGATAGACAACCCACACAGCAATAATCCAGAAGTTCTAACGCAAGAGCAGATTGACCAAATCCTCAAAACAGGGTTGTGGGCCGAGGACCCTGCTCTTACTTTAGTCTTACGGGACACGGAAAGTTCTGAAAACGCGAAGTCTGCGAAACAGTGGATTGCTGGGTGGAATTCTGCAAGTCTTCTTTATCAATCCACAACTACTCCCAAGTATTGGGAAGGAACCCAGATACCAAGGGCTAATGTCCCTTTCTATACGGTTGCTAAAGTTGTGAACTCGTTGACGCCTCAGATCGTCAACGGGCTTTTTTATGATGATCCTCCTTTTATTTTTCAGCCCCGTCCAGGAACAAGTCAAGATACCGTAGAAGCTGTAGCGGATATTATAGGCTATCAGTTAAAAGAGATTAACTTCAAAGAAGAAGTTCGTCTTGGTGTTATGAATGCTGTTCTTTATGGGACAAATATCTGGAAGTGGGGTTGGGATAGTAAAAAGATTACTCGGAACTATTTTGCTCTTGACGAGAAAAAGACCGAGATTCCTTCAGAAGTTCCTGGCCAGCCTCCTTCCGTTTTCTATGATCCGGATTCTCCCCTGGTTGAAAAAGAAGAGATTATTCAGGTCGAGCAGCCTCGATTCGAAAACATAACATCCATCAGAGATGTGTTGGTCGATCCTACGCTGCGTGTCCCCGATATTACCAAGGCCAAGTTCGTCATACATAGAATGTACCTGACGTTCAATGACTTGGACGCTCTTAGAGATATCCCCGGATATGATATTCCTTCTCGGGCGGAAGTTGCTAGTTGGTTTCAGCCACCAGAAGAAACGGTCATTCCTGCTAATGACGAACGTACAGGCATTAACCAAACG